GGCTGCGAACCCCCCAAAAAATCAAAAAGAAAAGTTTTAGCTTGCTAAATCTCGCTAAATCTCGCTAAATCTCGCTAAATCTCGCTAAATCTCGCTAAATCTTAATTATAGGGCTATATGCTCATATTTTGGCTTGTGAGAGCAGAGTTACCCAAGTTGGTAAACTTATAAGCAAAAGTTATTGCTGTTCTTAGAGACGAGAATATAGGCTTTAAACGATATAACCACATTTAAAAGAAAGGACAATATGCAAACACAAAACGGTGGCAGACCCACAATTTTACCTAAGATGTATGAAGAACCGCTATTTAGTCAAATCATTGATAAAATTGAATCAGGTTGTAATGACAAAGAAATTTACACCAATTTGCATTGTTCTGCTAAAACTTTTAGGAAGTGGCGAGACGACAATATAAAGGCGTATGACGAAGCTAAAAGTATTGCTAGGGGGAATCTATTAGAATTAGCTGAAAGTGCCTTAGCGAGCAAACTGACGGTCAGAACGCTAAAGGAAACAGAAACGATATATGACGCTGACGGAAACGTTGAAAAAGTAAAGGTTAAAGAAAAAGAACTGGATAAAGATAGCTTGGTAGCAATGATGGTTGCTAAGGCTGGAAACCCTGAACTTTATAACCCTACTGAATGGCGGAGATTACAACAGGAAGAATCAAGCGCTCATGACCTTAAGGCTAAAATCGAAGAACTTGATGACTATAAACTAAGTAAGTACGAAACTCCAAAAATTGAAGTGCCGAAAGGGTTTGAATAAATGTATTATTTAAATAAAATGTTGGAATACAACAAAGAAAACGGCATTATTATTAATAAGTACATTCGCAAGACTATTCAGAAGCAAATACGTATTCACAACAAGTATATTTATCGCTATGACCGTGTTACACAAGCTATTGAATGGATACAAGACAACTTCTATTTGACTACTGGTAACCTGATGAAAATCAAGCTATTACCGCCACAAATTTGGTGGTATGAGTTAATGCTTGGATATGATATGGTTGATGAAAAAGGCGTTCAAGTTAATTTAGTTAATGAAATTTTCCTTAACCTGGGTCGTGGTTCAGGTAAGTCAAGTTTAATGGCTACGCGCGTGCTTAACTGGATGATTTTAGGCGGACAATATGGCGGAGAGAGCTTAGTTATTGCATACGATAACACACAGGCTAGACACGTATTTGACCAAGTCAGAAACCAAACAGAAGCAAGCGATACTTTAAGAGTGTACAATGAAAACAAGATTTTCAAGAGTACGAAACAAGGGCTAGAATTTACTTCTTTTAAAACAACTTTCAAAAAGCAAACAAATGATACTTTGAGAGCGCAAGGTGGTAACAGTTCTCTTAATATATTTGACGAAGTTCATACTTATGGCGAGGATATAACAGAGTCAGTCAATAAAGGTTCACGTCAAAAACAAGACAACTGGCAAAGTATTTACATTACTTCTGGTGGACTTAAACGAGACGGTTTATATGATAAACTTGTTGAACGCTTCAAATCAGAAGAAGAATTTTACAATGATAGGTCGTTCGGCTTGCTTTACATGCTAGAAAATCATGAGCAGGTCAAAGATAAGAAGAATTGGACTATGGCTTTACCGCTTATTGGTAACGTTCCTAAGTGGTCAGGAGTTATTGAAGAGTATGAGCTTGCGCAAGGAGATCCAGCGTTACAGAATAAGTTCTTAGCGTTTAATATGGGCTTGCCTATGCAGGACACAGCTTACTACTTCACTCCGCAAGATACTAAACTAACAGAATTTAACTTATCTGTATTTAATAAAAATAGAACTTATGTCGGAATTGACCTATCCTTAATTGGCGATTTAACCGCTGTATCGTTCGTTTGTGAGTTAGAGGGTAAAACTTACAGCCATACACTTACTTTCTCTGTACGGTCGCAATATGAGCAACTAGACACAGAACAGCAAGAACTATGGACTGAATTTGTTGACAGAGGCGAATTAATCTTACTTGATACGGAATACATTAATGTAAATGACTTAATACCATATATCAACGACTTTAGAACCAAGACAGGGTGCAGACTTAGAAAAATCGGTTATGACCCAGCACGATATGAGATTTTAAAAGGGTTGATCGAGCGTTATTTCTTCGATAAAGACGGAGATAACCAAAGAGCAATTCGACAAGGTTTCTCAATGAATGACTATATTAAGCTATTAAAATCTAAATTAGTGGAAAATAAACTTATCCATAACCAAAAAGTCATGCAGTGGGCTTTAAATAATACTGCTGTCAAAATCGGACAAAGTGGGGACTATATGTATACTAAAAAACTTGAAAAAGATAAAATTGACCCTACTGTTGCTTTGACAATGGCTTTAGAAATGGCGGTGTCAGATGAAGTATAACGTTGACACAGTTCGAGAAAGTGGTTGGTACAATAAAAAAGAATGGTTGGCAGTCCGTGATTATGTAAGACAACGCGACAAAATGACTTGCGTAAGATGTGGTGCATTCGGTGCTAAAAAATACGAAGTAGACCATATTGTAGAACTAACGTGGGAAAACCTTGATGATTGGAATACAGCGCTGAACCCCGATAACCTACAACTCCTTTGTAAGTCTTGCCATAACAAGAAAACAGGCGAGTATAAACGAGGGAAAGGCGTAAGTTTATGGTAGAAAGGGGAAAAATTGAACTTATTCGGAAAAGTGGTATCTTTTTCACGTGGAAAACTAAACAATGATACTCAAAGAGTCACAGCGTGGCAAAACGAAGCAGTAGAATATACAAGTGCCTTTGTGACTAATATTCACAATAAAATTGCTAATGAAATAACAAAAGTAGAATTTAATCATGTAAAATATAAAAAATCTGATGTTGGTTCTGATACTTTGATTAGTAAGGCAGGTTCTGATTTAGATGAGGTCCTCAATTGGAGCCCTAAGGGCGAACACAATAGCATGGAGTTTTGGCAGAAAGTAATTAAAAAGTTACTATGCACGCGCTATGTTGACCTGTACCCTATATTTGACCGTGAAACGGGCGATCTAGCAGACTTACTGCTTACTAATGATGGAAAAGAATATAAACCTGAAGAATTAGTAAGGCTTGTCAGTCCTTTTTATATCAATGAAGACACAAGTATTTTAGATAATGCTCTAGCTAGTATTCAAACTAAGCTGGAACAAGGTAAATTGCGTGGCTTGTTGAAAATTAATGCCTTTCTTGACATTGATAATACACAGGAGTATCGAGAAAAAGCACTAGCAACAATAAAGAACATGCAAGAAGGTTCTAGTTACAACGGTTTGACACCAGTTGATAACAAGACAGAAATTGTAGAACTTAAAAAAGATTATTCTGTTTTAAATAAAGATGAAATTGACCTTATTAAATCTGAACTTTTGACAGGTTACTTTATGAATGAAAATATTTTGCTTGGTACTGCTACGCAAGAACAACAAATTTATTTTTATAATTCTACTATCATTCCTTTACTGATCCAACTTGAAAAGGAACTGACTTATAAACTGATTTCAACAGGTCGCAGACGAATAAATAAGGATAATTTATATTATGAACGCATAATCGTAGATAACCAGCTATTCAAGTTTGCAACTTTGAAAGAATTAATTGACTTGTATCATGAAAATATTAACGCTCCTATTTTTACACAGAATCAACTTCTTGTTAAAATGGGCGAGCAACCAATCGAGGGTGGAGATATTTACATAACTAACCTTAATGCAGTTGCTGTTAAAAATCTAAGTGACCTACAAGGCAGTAGAAAGGACGTAACAAGCACAGATGAAACTAATAACCAATAGTGCTGAAATTAAAGTAACTGAAAACGAGGACGGTTCTAAGTCGTTCCAAGGTATTGGGTCAGAAGTTGGTGTAGAGAACCGTAATGGTATTATCTTGACTCCTAACTGTATTGAGTTTGCTAGAGAACGATATCCATTGCTATATGAACATGGTGCTGGATCTAGCGAAGTCATCGGGGACGCAAAAGTTTACTATGATTTGGCTTCTAATAAATACCTGACTGACTTCACGCTTTACGACAATGCACCAAACATTAACAAGGCTGTTGAAAATGGAGCGTTTGATTCACTATCAATTGCCTATTACATCACAGATTATACTTTTGATGATAATGACGCTCTAGTTGTAAATAAAGCACAGTTTAAAGAGATTTCTCTTGTTTCAGTACCAGCAGACCCTAACGCAAAATTTATTCAAAATGCCTTAGGCGAAGAACTCACAGAAGAACGCAACAAAATTATTGAAAGCCGTAACGCTTTGAAAGAAATTGAGGATATTAAAAAGAAATATGAATAAACCTGATTTAATTGAAAAACAAAATCGCTTAGCAGAACTTAAAGAAAATAACGTATCTTTAAAATCTCAAATTAGTGGCTTTGAAGTAAAAAACGCAATTGAAGACTTGCCAAAAGTACAAGAATTAGAAAAAACACTTTCAGAAAATTCAATTGAAATTATCAAAATTGAGAACGAACTTAACGCACAGGAAGAAAAACCAAAAGGAAAAGCTAAAATGACAAACTTTATTGAATCACAAAACGCTGTAACAGAATTTTTTGATGTATTGAAAAAGAACTCTGGAAAATCAGAAATTAAAAACGCTTGGAACGCAAAACTTGCTGAAAATGGTGTAACTATCACAGATACAACTTTCCAACTTCCACGTAAATTGGTTGAGTCAATTAACACAGCTTTGTTAAATACTAACCCAGTATTCCAAGTCTTCCGTGTTACAAATGTTGGCGCTTTGCTTGTATCACGCTCATTTGATTCATCTAATGAAGCACAAGTCCACAAAGACGGACAAACAAAAACAGAGCAGGCAGCTACACTCACTATTGACACTCTTGAACCTGTAATGGTTTATAAATTGCAATCACTTGCTGAACGTGTTAAACGACTTCAAATGTCATATTCTGAACTTTACAACTTGATTGTAGCAGAACTTACACAAGCTATTGTTAATAAAATTGTTGACCTTGCGCTTGTTGAGGGTGACGGAACAAACGGTTTTAAATCAATTGACAAAGAAGCAGACGATAAAAAAATCAAAAAAATTACTACAAAAGCCAAATCAGCTGGCAAAACTCCATTTGCTGACGCTATTGAAGAAGCGGTTGACTTTGTTCGTCCTACTGCTGGACGTCGCTATTTGATTGTTAAAGCAGAAGACCGCAGAGCCTTGTTAGATGAGTTACGTCAAGCGACTGCAAATGCTAACGTTCGTATTAAAAATGATGATACTGAAATTGCTTCTGAAGTTGGAGTAGATGAAATCATTGTCTATACAGGTACAAAGGCTGTTAAACCTACTGTATTAGTAGACCAAAAATATCACATTGATATGCAAGACCTTACTAAAGTTGATGCCTTTGAATGGAAAACTAATAGCAACATGATTTTGGTTGAAACACTAACAAGCGGACACGTTGAAACTTATAACGCTGGTGCAGTAATTACAGTAGCATAAGAATAAAATGGAGGAAGTAAATGATAGATTATATTAAAGTCTATTGTGGTATTCCGATTTTAGTAACAGCTTATGATAGTAAACTTATCTTATTCCGTTCAATAGCTATTAAATTGCTAGAAAAAAATGGTATTAAAGCTGACGAAACAAGTGTATTAGTGAAAGACTTTATTTCTTGTTATTGTCGGCTTAATATTGTTGATGAACCAGCAGAACAATGGCGAAATGCTGAAATGAAACGTTTGGCTTCTTTGCAAGAGTTAATGTATTATGGAGGTATTTAATGATATTCTCACAAGTTACATTACAGGTAGAGACGACTGTTAAGAAGAAGAACGGTGCAGAAGATAATGTTATAAACCCTATCACTTTGCCAGCAGTTAAACAGAGAATTGGTCAGTCAAGACTTGACGAGTTTTCTATGATCGGGCTAGGTAAAAATGTACGGTATGAGCTTAACGGAATCGGAGAAATGGAAGACTTGATTTTCAACTATTTCTTAGACGAAAAAGGCGATACTTTCAAGCGTACAACATGGGAAAGAAACCCTAAAAATAACAAGATGATTTTAGAGGGGGTCGTAAGTAATGGAATTTGATTCTTATATAGATTGGTACAACAATTTACTTACAATGCCTTTAAATGACGTTATTTTAGGCGTTAAGGACACGATAGAAGACAAGACGGTATATTTGTCACTTAGTGACTCAAAGGTGCTTAAAATGGATAATACGAGCTTTGTCATGGGTTACTATTATCAAGTTGTTTTATCTGTTAAAGATGTTGACGATGAACTTGTAGGACTAGTCGGAGATGTTTTGCGAAACGGTTGGAATATGACGAACTGGTCAGAGAATAGCCATTTGTACAATTATACTGGAACTGTTTATTTACCTTGTGGTGCAGGTGGTCAAGCATGGCAATGAATTTACTTAATACATCAAGCATAGCTAAAGAAATGCAAACTAAAGTAACAGAACGCATGGGCGATTGGTTTGAAGCAGAGTTTAAAGCGAAAGCAAATAGCGCAAGCCGAAGGACTAGATTAATTAGAAGCCATGGTCACACCTATACTTATGCTAGATATCAAAACACAGGCCAATTGTCAAGTAACTTAAAGCAAGTTAAAAAAGGCGATAAAGTAGTAGTTGATGCAGGTACTAGGGCTAGTTACACCAGCGGTTATCATGGCATGTATTTCTTAGTTGAAAAAAAAGGTATGCAAGACGTCAAAACAACATTGAAAAAAGGCGCTAATTATGCTAATTCAATGAAATTATAAAAGTAGAAAGTGGTTTAATTACATTTGATTGAAATTAACAATAATGGTATTTTTTAATGAGTTTAGATAATTTTAGAAATAGAACAATTATATGGGATACGGTCAATAAAGACTTCCCACAACCAATTCAAATAATGCAAGGCGACGTCAACGCTAGAACATTGTCAGTTAAAATAATTGATAATGGAGGCGAAATTGATTTGACTGGTCATTCATTAAAACTTACATATCAATATACTAATAGCAGTAATTCTGGTTTTGTTATGATTCCTCCTGAAAACTTAACTAAAGGAGAGTTTATTTTGGTAATTCCTACCGAAATGACAAAAGCTGGAGTTATTGAAGCGAACTTGATTCTTCTCAATGAAGATAAAGAGCAGGTTATCGTCAGCAAGAAGCTTACGTTTATATCAGATAATTCGACAGTTTCTGATTTAGCTCAAGAAGTAAATAATAAGATTGATGATTTTACAAAATTATTATTGGAAAATATGCCACAAGTACTGCGTAGTGAGTTGAATGATTTACATGCTCAAACTGATTCAAACAAGAGCAATATTGAGCTTAAAGCAAATCTAGCTGATATGACTAGCTTACAAAGTGCAATGACAGAGCTAAAAAATGAAGTAGAAGCATTTGGTATTAGTCCTGAAAATTTAGTTACTATAAAATCGCTATTAGACGCAATCGCAAGTAACGCCAGTGAATCTGAAGTAGTTGAACTAATAAATTCAGTAAAGGTTTTAACAAGCAACATCTCTCTGATGAGTAACGGAGATTACTCCCCTAAAGCTAATCAAACGGATTTAGAAAGTTTACAGCATACTGTTAACGACCATTCGGCAACAATTTCAACAAAAGCCAACCAAACAGACTTGAACAACTTACAAGCTGATGTCAGCAGGCAAGGGATTGCAATTTCAACAAAAGCTGAACAATCAGAGTTATCAATCACAAATAAAAATGTAACAACTGCTCAAGAAACAGCAAAACAAGCTGAAAGTGAAGCCAAAAATGCAATGGCAAAGGCTACCGAAGCACAAGCGAACAGTTTACCACTTATTGGCACCGCGGTAAGTGCAATCAAACTGGCAACACCTAGAAAACTCGGAGTAAATCTTCAATCTTCATCATTTCAATACTTTGACGGGACTGCTGATGCAACTAATATTGGAGTTTCAGGTGTGCTTCAAATCGCAAACGGAGGTACTTCAACAAGTGACGGAGTTATAAACACAACTGCCTATGCCAACAGCGCAGACGGCACGGACGATTTCACGACTGTTTATCCTAACTTGAATTTATTAGACGGTACTAAAGACTTTAGTGGTAATTGGTGGTACAGAGAGGGCTGGGAAAACGACGGAACATATAAAGGTCTAACCGTTAAGAAAAAAACTTCTCAATGGGGCGGTATAGCCAGACCATTTATAGCACCAAAAGACGGAATTTATGCCTTTTCGGCTTATGTCAAAAGTTCAGGAGATTCGGCAAACGTTACAAGAATTGCTAATCTAAACGGCAAATTTGATGATAAAAAAGTGGCTAATAAGTGGCTGGGAAACAATTTTGATTGGTTGAGAGATTCCTTTACCGTAACTTTGAAAGCCAAGGATACTATTTATATCGGCTATAACATAACTGGTTCAGGTTCAGATTCAATTTTATGGACTGCTGGTCATAAATGGGAAGAGAGTTCAACCGCCACTCTTTGGATGCCCTCAGCTAGTGAAGTCACGGTTGCAGACTATCCGAAGTATGTAGGTTTTAGTAATAGCATTAAACCTAATAAGAAAAGTTCTGATTACAATTGGTTACCAATGTGGTTAGTATCAATTGATAGGGCTACTGGCTCACTCAAGCCTGCGGTTATAGGTATAGATTGCGCTCAAGCACACCCAGTTGGCTCAGTAGTCACAAATACTTCGAGTTCGTCGTCTGGCTACACGACTGGCACATGGCAGAACATCGGTTCAGCAGTGATTGGTTCAACAACAATATATTATTGGAAACGCACTGTATAAAAAATAAAAAGGAAAATAAAAAATGAAATTAGATTATAACTCACGTGAGATTTTCTTTGGTAATGAAGCTCTAATCGTAGCTGATATGGCCAAGGGAAGTAACGGAAAACCAGAGTTCACTAACCATAAAATTGTAACTGGTTTAGTATCAGTTGGCGAAATGGAAGACCAAGCGGAAACTAATAGCTATCCAGCTGATGACGTACCAGACCATGGAGTTAAAAAAGGCGCTACCTTACTTAAAGGCGAAATGGTATTTATTCAAACAGACCAAGCGCTCAAAGAAGATATTTTAGGTCAACAAAGAACAGCGAATGGCTTGGGTTGGTCTCCTACTGGTAATTGGAAAACGAAATGTGTTCAGTATCTTATTAAAGGGCGCAAACGTGATAAAGTTACAGGAGAGTTTATCGACGGTTACCGTGTAGTCGTTTATCCAAATTTGAAACCAACAGCAGAAGCAACAAAAGAATCAGAAACAGATTCGGTTGACGGTGTAGACCCTATCCAATGGACTTTGGCAGTACAAGCGACCGAGTCAGATGTTTATTTGAATGGAGATAAAAAAGTTCCTGCTATTGAATACGAAATTTGGGGAGACCAAGCAAAAGATTTTGCTAATAAAATGGAAAGCGGACTGTTCATCATGCAACCTGATACAGTTCTAGCTGGTGCAATTACACTTGTAGCTCCTGTTATTCCTGATGTAACTACTGCTAGACGTGGAGGAGATGACGGAACAATCGTAGTGCCTGACACTTTGAAAGACTCTAATGGTGGAACTGTAAAAGTAACATCAGTGATTAAAGACACACAAGGGAAAGTAGAAACAAATGGACAACTTGCTCCCGGTGTTCATCTCGTAACGTTCTCTGCTGACGGATATCAAGATGTTACCTCAGGAGTTTCAGTAACTGACCATTCATAAGACTAAAAATTAACTAAGTAAAGGAATATATACAAAAAAATGGCAAAACAATTAAGCACAGCACGTAAATTTAAAATGATTACTGGGAAAGACCTTTTCCAACAACAAAAGGCAATGGATACAGAACTTAAAAAAGAAGACGGAGAAATTACTGATGTAATGGAATTCGTTCAATATGGTTTATACTTGGCTCTTTTTCAAGATAATATTGTAAAAGCTAAAAGTGACTTTGCAGACTTCCGTTCTAGCTTTGAGTTCGATACTGACGGTAAAGGACTTAAAGAACTGGTCGAACTGTGGCAGAAAGAAATTTAATGAGCTGAAAGGACTGTAAATGATTTTAAAACATGCAATTAGATACTTAGAACTAACCGGTTCGGACTTTATTACAGATTTAAAAGACTTTGCAGACCTACAAAATTCTTTTGTCGCTGGATATATTCCTGATGACTTTACAGAGCAAATGGAGAGCTTTACAGACAAGTTATTGATACTTTGGGTAGATTGTAACGGAGGACTGCAAAACGCCTTAGACGATAAAACAGAGCTTCCTACAACTAACGAGTTAATCAATATCTTCTGTAAAACTGTTTTTATTAAAGAAAAAGAGGAAACGGAAGACGAAATGGTCTTCTTTTCTTCTAGTTCATTGATTAAGAAAAAGAAAGATACTGTAAAGGAAAATAAAACTTTAGAACTTTTGACTATTTTAGGCAATAACGAAATTGATATAACACAGTTCATGGAAATGGAACTAGAACTTGTTTATAAAATAATCGAACTTATTGCAGAGAAGAAGAAAGAGGAAAAAGAAAAAGAGAAAAGGCGTAAAAGAAAGGGTATGTAATGGCAAGTAATGCAACATTTGAGGTCGAGATATACGGTAATACAACGAAATTCGAGAACTCACTTAAAGGCGTTAATACCGCAATGTCAGGGCTTAGAGGAGAAGCTAAAAACTTACGTGAAGCTCTAAAACTTGACCCAGCAAATCCAAAAAAAATGGAACAACTGCAGAAGAATTTACAAGCGCAGTTGGGCTTATCACGTGACAAAGCAACAAGATTAAAACAAGAACTTTCTACGGTTGACAAAGGTACGTCAGCAGGTCAAAAAAAATGGTTACAGCTTACTCGAGATTTAGGAACAGCAGAAACACAAGCTAACAGGTTAGAGGGCGAAATAAAGCAAGTCGAGGGCGCTATTAAATCAGGCTCTTGGAACATTGACGCTAAAATGGATACCAAGGGTGTAAATAGCGGAATTGACGGCATGAAGTCACGTTTTAGCAGTCTTAGAGAAATTGCGGTTGGTGCATTCAGGCAAATTGGTGCAAGTGCTGTTAGTGCTGTCGGTAATGGCTTAAAAGGCTGGGTATCTGATGCAATGGATACTCAAAAAGCCATGATTTCATTGCAAAATACAATGAAGTTCAAAGGCAATGGACAAGACTTTGACTATGTAAGCAAATCTATGCAGAATCTTGCTAAAGATACAAATGCAAATACTGAAGATACTTTAAAACTTTCAACAACGTTCATTGGTTTAGGCGATACTGCTAAAAAAGCGGTCGGTAAAACAGAAGCATTAGTAAAAGCTAACCAAGCATTTGGTGGTACTGGCGAACAATTAAAAGGTGTAGTTCAGGCTTACGGTCAGATGTCAGCAAGTGGTAAAGTCACAGCCGAAAACATCAATCAGTTGACAGACAATAACACAGCTCTTGGTTCAGCTCTTAAATCGACTGTTATGGAAATGAACCCAGTTTTGCAACAGTACGGTTCATTTGCTTCAGCTAGTGAAGAAGGTGCAATATCTGTTGAAATGTTGGATAAGGCTATGCAGAAACTTGGTAAAGCAGGTGGTGGAGGAGTAACTACTATTGGTGACGCTTGGGATAGTTTCAATGAAACATTATCACTAGCATTACTTCCTACACTTGACGCTTTAACTCCTATTATTAGTGGTTTAATTGATAAAATGAGCGGTTGGGGCGAAAGTGCTGGCCAAACCATAACAAAGGTAATCAAATACTTTCAAGACTTATTTCAAAAAATGCAAGAAAATGGAACCACTTTAGCGTTTTTAGAGGCTTGGGATAACATAAAAAGTGCATTTGATTCCATAGTTTCTATTATAGGGAACGTCATAAATTCATTTCTTGGAATAAATACAGAAACAACAAAAAACGCAACAAGTATAGATAACGTAGCAAAGAGCATAGCTGTATTTGCTGGTAAATTTTCAGAAGTTACGAAAAAAATAGCTGATTTTTTGAAAAAAATTAGTGAAAGTAAAAACGCAATGGATAATATAAAAGTAGCTTTAGTTGCTTTAGCTGGCGCTTTCGCTGCCATGAAAGTTATTAATGGAATCATTAAGGCTCTCGAGATATATAATAATATTGTTAAAGCTGGCTCAATTATACAAATGGCTTTCAATGCTATAATGGCTATCAACCCATTTGTGGCTCTTGGCATAGCTATCGCAGCCATTGTCGCTGGTTTAGTTTATTTCTTCACTCAAACCGAGACAGGTAAAAAGGCTTGGGCTAGTTTCGTAGACTTCTTAAAGAGTGCATGGGACGGTATAGTTTCATTCTTTAGCGGTATGGGTCAATGGTTCTCTGATATATGGAACGGAGCAGTTGACGGAGCAAAAGGCATTTGGCAAGGCTTAGTTGATTGGTTCAGCGGAATTGTGCAAGGTATCGAAAATATTTGGAACGGAATAAAAACATTCTTCACGGGGTTGTGGAATGGAATAGTAAGTGCTGTTACAACTGTATTTACAACTATCGCTTCTTCAGTGACAAACGCTTATAACTGGTTCGTTACAACTTTTCAACCGTTAATTAGTTTCTTTAGATCTATATTTGGGCTAGTTGGGTCAGTAATTAATTTAGCGTTCCAACTTATATTGGCTATAATTCGAGGCGTTTACCAATTAGTTGTTAGCATATGGAATACTGTTATAAGTTTCTACGCTGGAATATTCAATAGCGTTAGAAATATTGTAGCAAATGTCTTTAGTGCAATAGGCTCCTTTGCTGGTTCAGCTTGGAATGTATTAGTCGGAGTATGGAATGCAATAGCTGGGTTCTTTGGCGGTATATTCGACGCTGTAAAAGGAGTTGTATCATCAGCATTCAGCGCAATCGGTAGACTTGCTTCTATTGCTTGGGAATTTATTAAGTCAATATGGAATACTGTTATAAGTTTCTACGGCGGAATATTTAATGGTGTTAAAAATGTTGTAGCAAATGTCTTTAGTGCACTAGGTGGTTTTGCTGGGAAAGCTTGGGATGCAATAAAAGGAGTATTTAGTAAAGTCGGTAGCTTCTTTAGTAGAGTATTTGACGGTGCTAAAAATATAGTTAGCGGAGTATTCGACGCTTTTGGAAATATTGCTTCTAATGCTTACAACTCAATAAAAAATGTATTTAATGGTATTGGGGGCTTCTTTAGTGATATATTTGGAGGAGTGAAAAATACAATAGATAACGTTCTAGGTGGTGTACAAAACACAATTAATAATATCAAAGGTTCAATTGATTGGGTTTCAAAAAAAGTTGGCGGACTGTTCAAAGGTTCAATGGTAGTAGGCTTAACAGATGTTAATTTATCTTCTAGCGGTTACGGTCTAAGCACTAACAGCGTATCAAGCGATAATAGAACATATAACACATTTAACGTACAAGGCGGTGCTGGTCAAGATGTTTCTAACTTAGCACGAGCAATCAGACGAGAATTTGAACTAGGGAGGGCTTAATGGTAAGACAGTACAAAATACATACCAACTTAGACGGAACAGATGATAAAGTTTGGGACGTTACAAATGGAAAAGTTAGATTTTATCAGCCCTCTAATTTAGGGTTACAATCAACTAATAATATTTGGCAAAGTAATGGTATTGGAGTAATGGGGACACGTTCAATTACACAGCCGCAAATAGAGTTTAAGCTAGAAACGTTTGGCGAAAGTTTAGAAGAAAACTATCAATTAATGAAAGACTTCATAAACGATATTCTTAACAAAAAATTCGTTACACTTGAATATCAAACAGAGATTTTTCAGGTATATGCTGATTTAGCTTTAGCAGATGTCACAAAGACAGAGGGTTACGGTAAGAACGGAACTTTTAGCGAAAAAATAACTTTTGATATAATTACAAAATGGTATACCTACGAAAATTTAACTTTTGAAAAAATTCAAAATGGTAAAGTTATAGATGGTAAGTCTAAAATTTATGGTGGATATAAAGGGAACGAAACACCTTTACAAAACTATAACAGACTGAAAGCAAGCCCTTCTTTGAATTTACCTAACTTGAACTTGATAGACGGAACCAGAGACTTCAGCGGTAACTGGTGGTACAGAGAGGGCTGGGAAAACGACGGAACATATAAAGGTCTAACCGTTAAGAAAAAAACTTCTCAATGGGGCGGTATAGCCAGACCATTTATAGCACCAAAAGACGGAATTTATACTTTCTCAGCTTATGTTAAAAGTTCAGGAGATAATGCAAATGTTACAAGAATTGCTAATCTAAACGGCAAATTTGATGATGAAAGAGCGCCTAGTAAGTGGCTGGGAAACAATTTTGATTGGTCGAGAGATTACTTTACCGTAACCTTGAAAGCCAAGGATACTATTTTTGTTGGTTATAACATAACTGGTTCAGGTTCGGATTCAATTTTATGGACTGCTGGTCATAAATGGGAAGAGAGTTCAACCGCCACCCCTTGGATGCCATCAGCTAGTGAAGTTACAACTGCTGATATAAGCGAATATTTTGGTTATAACTACATAGCAAATCAAGCATACACTTATTATGGAGAGACAAATATAGATCGTTTAAGCCGCTGGAATATAAAAGATGAAATATTTAGTTTTATGGGGATATTATACCCGAAACTTCCTAAAACACCTACTGGAATTAGATTTTTAGACGATATTGGAAATGAATATACTGCAATTGTATTTAAGACGGAACAGGCACAGGATTATATTTTAATAAATACAGATGTAAATGACGAAACCTATCAAGGTTGGAACGGAACGACTTCATTAAATTTATTCCCTGTAATGGACTTTGAACGATATAGAACTCGTATAATTAAAAAAGGCCAAATGGAACTAATCAATTTAACTAAGGCAGAATTTAAAATCAAGAGAAAGGCGGACTTCGTTTAATGTTAGAAGCTAACGTTTATGATAACTTTAACCCTAACTATTATAATATATCTGATTTTACTCTTCCTAACGGTAAAAAGGACAAAAGAGGGCTACCAAGACCAAAGGCAAGATGTCAAGTTATTAACTATGAATTGTGGGAAACTGGTTACCTTTATACTTCATCGGCTACATTGACCGTTTCGGTAGAAGTTGGCGATATTGTTCAAATTCTTTTTCCTGAAGTTGTTCCAATTGAGGAACCTCTAGGTAAAAAAAGAAACTTAAACTTAGATATGGTTTATCTTGTAACAAGTGTAGATGAAGGCAACAAAGCTACATTAAAGAACTATTTTTGGGCAATGATTGAAAGTCTTGATGTTCCGAATGCAATAACTAAAACGACAAACTCCGCTATCATTGACTATCTAATTGACCCTAATAAGAATAATTTAATGAGTTATGGCTACTTTTTCAATTCAAGTATTTTCGCTGGCAAGGCTACAATTAACCGTAAAGCGGAAACTTCATCAGCTCATGACGTAGCAAAAAGGATATTTTCCAAGGTTCAATTTCAACCAACTACAACTATTCAACATGCTTCGTCTGAAATAGACCCCAGAAACTTATTATTCATTAACTTCGCTTCTAGGAGCTGGAATAGAAATAGAATCACGACAAGGGTAGATATTAAACAAAATGTAGCAATGGACACGGAAACAATAGTAGAACGTTCAGCTTATAATTTTGCAGTCGTGTTCGTTAAAAGCTTAAATACAGACGACTATAAAGACCCTCCTAAAATGTATACAGCCAAAAACAACGGCGATGTCATAGATTATAGCACTTATCGCGGAGACGGAACAGACTTGCCAGATGTAAGGACAGCTAAAACATTGTTTTATGATAGAGATGACCACGGAAATCCTCCAGACATGTCTATTATTAAAGCAGAAATTTCACCCTCTACAATCGTCACAAGATTAATCTTTAATCAAAATGAACTTTTACCTTTGTATGTTAATGACTTGGTTGATATTTGGTACGAAGGTAAACTGTATTCAGGTTACATAGCAGATAGAGTTAAAACAGAGTTCAATGATAGACTTATCTTTGTAGAAAGTGGGAACAAACCGAATGTTATATGAGTATGTAGCTACTTACGGAGACAAATATAGAATAGATAGCTTCACAGGGTACAGAGAACTACGTAAAGACCACTTAGAACTTTTATCTGGTAAAGTATATTATAATAGTGAAAACTCGCTTAGGATTGAAACTACACTCTTGTATGAAGTCGGTCAATTCGTATCAATTGGTGGTTATCCTTATGGCGGTAGAAAATTTAGATTGTTAGAGCTATCAATTACTGATAACCCAGTTTTAGATAAAGCGAAAATAATTTCAAGAAAGGTTAAAAATGACAATTAAAAACTTCACGTTTTTCAGTCCAAGTGGCACAGAGTTCCCAGTCGGTGCAAATAATGACGGAAAGCTATATATGATGTTGACAGGAATGGACTATGGGACTATCAGGCGAAAAGACTGGTCAGAGCCAATTAACACAGCTCTAAACGTACAATATATCAATACTTCCATTATAGCGGGAGGAAGATATTTTGAACTATTTGATGAAACTGTAGCTTTAAGGGCCGATTCTATCAATTACATCCATGCAAATATTGACTTAACTCAAACCACTAGTCCTGTAAGTTTATCAGCTGAAACCATAAATAATAGCAACCGAATCGATATAAACAATGATTCTGGTGTACTGAAAGTTTTGATAGATATTATAACAACCAGCGCAATAGGAGTTATAAAAGCCGAAAAACCGAAACAAGTAACAAGTTTAGACGAAGTAACGCTAAGCGGTAACGCAAGAATTGACGGAAAAGCTGTTTTAAGTAACGTAGAAGTAAATAACTCTACGTTATTAAAAAATACTACAATTAGTGGTAATTTAACCGTTAGTGGTGCAACAACATCAGAAAATTTCACAGCTACGCAATCAGTAACGGCGAATGACGTAACAGCTAAAAACAACACAACATCAAAAAATTTCACAGCTACGCAATCAGTAACGGCGAATGACGTAACAGCCAAAAACAATACAACCACGAATAACGTAATAGCTAAAAACAATACAACCACAAATACATTGATAGTAAAAGGTGTACCGGGGCAACGTTCAGCACAATTTCAAACACCGACTGTTTACGCTACAATCACAGGCACAGCTTTAGAGTTTTTCACTTTATACAAGTCCGCTAACGTGGTAACTTGTAACTTTCAAAGTAGCCCTACAAGTGGTTCTATTCCAGGAGGTGGTGCTATTGTTGGTTGGATTACAGACCATACGTTTAAACCAGAACACACTCAATACTTTACTGTATTTACAGCAAACGGTCAACGCTGTCGTTTTACAGTAGATCCGGGAGGGTCTATTCGTTCACACGAACCAGTTGGAAAGAATGTTGAAATTTGGGATAGTATGCAATGGATTGTTCCGGGAACAGAGAAAGGAGACGGCAATCGCAAGGCAAGATAAGTATTCTTCTGCACCAGCTAACGGTTCATGGCAGAAAGGGATTGGTACTGGGAATACAAAAGAAACCGATTATATATTAACTAGCGGACAATTCTGGATAACTAAAGATAAGCTACCAGAATAAATAAAATAACAAAATAGAAAGCAAAATAAAATGGTAACTAGAATGATTTTAATGACTATCTTAATTTTGGCGATTTTATTCGCTACGTGGGTCAAAGATAGAGAAGAGATGAACCCACCTTTCAAACGTAGACTTGTGATTGATTTGACGGTAGTCTTCGCGCTATGGGTTTTATATGCAGTCTTTTACTTTACACAAACACCCTCAACTTCTGATATCGCTAAAACAGTGATTAACGTAGGTTTGTTGTACTTCGTAGGACAATTTATTTACTTAATCGCAAAAATTAGCCCTATGTTTGACGGTTTGGTTAAACTTATTAAAAAGAATGGTGTAAATATTCCTGAAGCGGAAGAAGAACAAACGGAGGATAAAAAAGAATGAATATAACTAACGCTGGTGTACGTGGTTATAACCCTACTGGGGTTGTAATTCATAATGACGCTGGTTCAAACGGTGCTAAAACTAGTTTTTATGATAGTTGGTTACCTAATCATGATCCAGAAGAGGGCTTTGCTCATGTATATATTGCTTCTGACGGACGATTGCAGGCTTCGGACTTCTCTAATATGGCATACCATTGTGCTAACTCGTACGGTAATGCAAATTATGCCAGTTGGGAAGTATGCCAATCAGAGGGCGATTTAAATCAGTTCTTGAGGAATGAACAAGCGGTACTAGATGACGTAGCTAAGTATATGAAACAATGGGGACTAACTCCTAATCGTGATACTGTGAAGCTACATCAGGAGTTATCATCTACTTCATGTCCTAGACGTTCCGTAGAGGTACATGGTGGCACGGTAGAAAGTTGCCGCTCATACTTTATCGCAGAACTAAATAAGCGCCTTACAGGGCAAACTAGCGTCACAGTAAACAATACACAAACAAATACAGAATTAGAGGACGATGATTTAATGAAATTCACATATCAAGTTAATACAAAAGACGGAAAACCAGCTGGCGGAGTATCCTACTTCAATGGAACAAAAGTAATTGGCTTCACTAATGCCGACCAATGGACTATCGTCAAACAAATTTATAAAGATACGACAGGAAAAGACCTTAAACATTACGTTTGGAGTGAGGAAGCGCCTTGGCACTTGCGCTTCTTACAAGCCAATAACATCAAAGTTGAAATGGCTCCGAACAAATAAAAAAGACAGCTTTATAGCTGTTTTTCTTTTGTAATTGAAGATATTCTGCTTTCTATTTATATTTTACCATGTCTCCCAAGCTGTACCGCCTGAACCTTGGTATATACTTACTGCTTTATCTAAATAATCTTGAGGGCTTAAATTAGATGCTTGCCCATGTACGCTTTGATTAATCTGTAATAGTCCCCAGCACCCAATAGGGTTTTCAACATAAGGGTTGCCACTAGATTCCTTATAAATAACATCAAGCCATTTACTAGCACTTGCTCCTGTCTTACTTGCCATGTAATTCGCTGCTATTTCAGGACTTACGCTAGACCAATTCGTCCCAATAATGCCATTAGTTGCTTCGTTTGGTACAACTTCTCCACTAACTTCTTTCGCCCTTTCGGATTCAGGTTGTTCTCTTGCGATTCTGTCAGTTTCGGCTCGTTTTTCAGCTTCAACTCGTTGTTCTTCAAGTGCTTTCTTCTTAGCTTGTCTTATATGCTCATATTTTGCTTTCTCTTGCGTTTTAAACTCTTGTTCATATAATTGTGCCACAATATCATTAAAGCCCTTATCCGCCCTTTTATGAGCTTGTTGTATTAGTACGATACTTCTAGTTGTGTCATCTGTTAAAATAAAGATAATTACTCTCCTATTCCATGGTTTAATTGCTTACCTGATTAATAGCTTCAATAATATTATTGCCAGCATTTATTAGAATTTCATCACTTACAATTACACTCTTTCTTGAAAATAGTTCGTTCTCAATCTTCATAAAGTGCATTGCTTTAGCTAAAAATTGAGCAGATGATTCATAATATAATGTTTCTAGTTCATCATCTGAAAGCTGTGTTAAATCATCATTAGCAAAAGTTGTTAGTTTTCGCTTAATCTCTTTGCCGTCTTCTTCTTCTATATAGTAACGCTTCATCTATTCATTCCTTTAATTTCAAATTTTTCAATAATATACCTTTTAGAGCCAAGCTCAAATGTGATTAGATAATTATTAAAAGGGTCATTCTTGTTCAAGTCATTAGCAATCTTTCTAGCTGTTTGCTGTGGATATTTTGACCTATTTATTTTACTTGTATAATTGTGTAAGATTATCTCATCGCCTCCCTTTGCGTTCTACGCTTCAAACGTTGTTTATATAGATATTCTTTGCTTGGCTTTAAGCTATATAATAAATCATCTAATAAGTCCATGGCTTCTCCGCCTGTTCCTGAATTATCCATCTTTTTAAGTATAAGCTCGTGCATCTCTTCATCATTGAAAAACATAGTAAGATAAGGGAATGCTACGGTATTCGGTAGGCTCAAACGCGATTTAGTTACTCTTAGGTTAGGGTATTTACCTGTTTCAGCTTTAACTTTTAACTCAAACTGTGCCATTCCTATACCTTGTTCTTTCAGAACACTAGTGATTCTTTCATATAATTCTTTGTTTGTCATTATGCTATAACCTCAATTATTTCTGTATGCTTTTTAACTTCATATCTTTGTTCTTCTGGAAGTAATTCATTCCATTTTAAAGCCTCTTTTTTATCATAAAACTTACGTGTTTTAATTTCTTTTTCCAATATCCAAGATACTGTGTAGTATGTAAATTCATCTTTCATTATCCAATTACTCCTGTCTTTATGTTTAGTCTTTGCTGACTTGATAAGTGATATAAATTGCACCACTTACAGTAATAAGCTCTAACTGGTATCTTATCAGCTTTCTTTTTGTTATGCTGGGCATTTACTATTGAATATAAAGCGCCCATTTTTGTGTATTTGCGTTTTTTACACATATTATTCACTAGCTTTCTTAATCATTGCTTGCTTATAAGCCATAATCGTTCCGTCAAACATAGCGCTTTGGATTTCTCCTTGTTTAATAAACCCTTTTTGTTCTAATTGAATTACTTGTTTTGTTAATCCTTTTAATGTAAATGCTGTTGCTACTTTAATTTTATCCTTAGGTTTTCTGTTAAATAATTTCATTTCTGTCTCCTTTATTTCTATAATGCCATTGTATCAAAAAAAGTCAATGCTGTCAAACATTAACTTTATTCGTTTAACCAAAAATTAGATCCGCCTCTTCTTGTAATACTCCTTCAGGGATTTCAGCACCACTTACATCATGCTGAATACTCAACAAGTACATTGTCCATTTTCATCGAATGCTTTATCTTTCATTTGTTCTCCTTATGAAAATAAATATTTGATATCAATCCTTTACAATATCCATGATAATAATTTGAGGTGTTCGTGTCATCTCTTTTGTCCTAAAGTTATAGAACTCATTAATTGTTCCATTTCCTACAACACTTACAGTATCAAATGTATCAATATCTTTGTTCCAATCTTCATTAACTTTAAACTTAATAAAAACTAAATCTCCACTTGTTTTAAATTTAACTGTTTCTTTTGTTTTGCCAATAACTGCACGTTCTTCAATCATAACATTGTCCATGCGTACTACAACCTCTGGAAAATTATTACCTGTAATATAGTTGATGTTGATTAAGTCAGTTAAAGCCATGAATGCTTCTTCGACATTTTCCAATTCAATGTCGTAGTAGAACGTCTGTTCTGCCTCAAGATTGTCTGGCATGTTTTCTTCGATATACTCTTTTAAATCATCTAAACGGTCAAGAGGGAAGTTTAATCCGTGAGCTTGTCCATGTCCTTGTGCTTCTACGAAATCTAATTCACTCAAGAACTCATTAGTATTAAAACTACCATAAGAACGACCTGAACCACGACAGACTCCATCTTTTCCCTCTGTAACAACGAAACATGGACGATGATATTTTTGAGCAATATTCTGAGCTACTAGACCATTCATGCCTTTGTTTGATTCTGAATCAATAACAATGACAATCTTGTCTTCCATATCTTGAGTATCTTCATATTTTTGCATGACTGCTTTTTGAGTTTCTTGACGCTTCTTATTTAATTTATCCATTTTAAGACGGAGTTTTTCAGCATCAGTATCATTATCTACCATCAAAATTTGAAAAGCAAGCTCAATCTCCCCCATACGAGCAGATGAGTTAATCAATGGCGCAATACTATACCCAATATCTTTTGTATTGTATCGGTATGTATTAATTTTAGCACCTTTGAGGATACGTGATAGCCCAACGTTATTAACATTTTGTAGCCCTTGAGAGATAAGGTAACGATTCTCAAAATTAAGAACACTCATCATATCTCCCACCAAACCGATTGCGACTAAATCACGAAATTGATTAGAAAATCCATCATCATCTAAGACATCATCAATTCCTTTGGCTACTTTATAAGCCATACCAGCACCTGATAAATCTTTATTGGCTGATTTGTCTAGGTGATGCTGGGGGTTGCACAAGATAACTTCCTTATCCATTTTATCCGCAATCTCTTTAGAATTGAACTCATGGTGGTCTAAGATAATAATATCTAAATCAGGATTCAATGTTCGAGCACGTTCAACACCTTCTAAGTCATTACTTGAACTATCCAAAACAATGAGAATGTCAGCTACTTTTGTCTTTTCAATGTTTGAACGACTAAGGTCAATAAGTTTTTCCCACTTCGCAAGACTTTCTTTATCTTTTTCAGCCTTTGCCTTTTCCGCTTTATTTAACCAATGGTCTTGAACTGATAGTTGACCATACAATCCATGGCCTGTATCACGTTGAGGATAGATGTAATCTAAGTTAAACTCATTAAAATCTTGTAATGCTTTCAATCGGTTAAACATAATAGCTGTTGCTGTGATTCCGTCTGCATCAGGGTCTCCACTTACTACAATTGTTTCTTTGTCTGCGATACCCTCTAATATACGATTAACAGCCCTCTCTACATTACGGATTTCAAAAGGAAGATTTTCCCACTTTTCATCAGGAAACAAAAACTCTTGATGGTCTTCCAAAGGGATTCCACGTGCTTTTAAAATTTTTGTCTTTAAATCATCCTCTCTATCAGCTTTAATCTTCGCTTTCTTTTGTATCCATTTTACCATCTTGCGTTACTCCAAATCGTATTTATAGTTGTTAATACTATCATTGTTTTGCTTTCCTTTATTTCTATAAGACTATGATATCAAAAAAAGTTCACACTGTCAAACATGAACTCTTTATGATATTATAATTCTTTTACTTTCATTTTATTCTTTCCCAGCGTTCAAAATCATTAGCTATATCTTGTATAAAGCCCATAATGTCGTCAGCGGTGTACTCTGTAAGCTCATTATCATTACTTAAGTTAGCAAGTTCTCCTGCATAGTCTAAAGCCTTGTTACGGTCTTTGTCGTAGCTTTCACCCTCTTTCTTGCCAGCTCTCACTAGATACTTCAATACCTGCATCGTATACCACCCCACAAGCTCTTCATAGTTAAAATTATGTTTCAAGTATTCGTTAAGTTCTACACCATATTCGTTGGTATAGTGCTTATTTTCTTTAAAATTCATTTAGATAATTCCTCCAAGCCATGTAATAAGCAACATCGCAAGCATACCTATCCAAGTGATAGCGATAAGTGTAAGGCCGACACCTGCAACCATCATTAAAACTTTTACTGTATCTTTCATTTTGTTCTCCTATATTTATAATTACATTCTATCAAATTGCTTTTACTTTGTCAAAAATTAACTGTTTTTAACCATAAACAATTTCTCACATTTATCATTTTTTATTCCGCTTTGAATAGTGCTACGTGCTTTGTCAAAAGAATATGCAGCCTCAAATCGTTCATCCGAAATTGAATAGCTAGAAATTATCACGATATTGGTTTTAGCCATCTCAAATGCCCAGTCGTAAAATTCTTGACTATCGAAAGAAGAGCTGACACCATCGTATCCCTCTTGTGTCGTACCCTCATAAGGCGGGTCAAGATATAGAACAGCTCCAGAAACTTCGCCAAAATCATGATAACTTTTATTTGTTGCTTTTACTTCGTCAATTCGTTCAAGTCGTTCAAGTCGTTCAAGTTGTTGGAGTTGTTCAAGTTGTTGGAGTTGTTCAAGTTGTTGGAGTCGTTCAAGTTGTTGGAGTCTAAGGAGCTCGACAATTGCTCTCTTATATGTTTCTGTCTGTTTATAACCGCCAAAAACGTCATGCTTTTCGATAATTTCTTTAGCTAGATTATATTTCAAATCTGAAATTCCTTTAGGATACATATAGTATTTCTTCTGATTTCCAAAAGAGTTGACTAGTAACTTCAAAAAGTCATCTGTCGTCTTATTTTCTTTCCCCTTAATCTCGGTAAACTCCGTACGTGAAATAATTAGCGTTTTAATCCATTCACGGTCTTGAGAGATAACTCGTTCAAATGCGTTGGTTATATCCTTGTCTAAGTCATTATAATGCACTTCTAAGCCATTTAAAATACACTCTGCTGTAATTGCTCCGCCACCTCCGAAGATGTCGTATATCGGCTTATCTGTGCCAAAGTTCTGTTTGATAATTTCAACTATTTTCTTGCTTATCTTTTTCTTGCTTCCTTGGTATGGTAGCCCAATAGGTCTACCTTTTCTGATTTTCTTCTCGTCTAAACTAAGCATTAAAATTCCTTGTCTTTCTAGTTTGATATAATTTATTCCAGTTTTCTATAAGTGCCAGCAACTTAGGTTCATCATATTCGGTAAACAGTTCAATCTGTGATGTACACCAGCAATGTAAACAGCGATTGCAACTATAACAGACGTTCACGTATCCTCTACAATCTTTGCAAACTCCCAAGCCATTACTCGTTGGTATATCGAAGCAGTAGCAATATCTTTTGTCATTAAAGTATTTACTCATCTATTTGCTCCCTTTCGTTCTAATCAAGTCAACTAACATAAAAAAAGCATATAGTCCAATTACAACTAATGCTATTATAATAATTTTACCAGCTACTGATTCAATACTCATTTATTTCTCCTTTATTCTATATACTATTATAAGTTATTTTCTTTTAATTATCAAGCAATAAGTACCATAAACTACTAATAAAATAATTGTTATTATAAATAGCGGTGGAATGAATACAGTTATCGCAAACCAAACAATAGATACTAAAGTGTAGATCATGATTTTAAGTATTAGTTTACCAGCAGAAGTTTCTTGAAAAGTTATATCCTCATCTAATGATGAATCATCTTCTTTTGGATTACCGTAAAATAATTTGTCTTCATTTACTTCGTATTGGTTTCTACAATAATCACATTTTCCATTAGTAATGCTGTGACTTCCGCAAGTGATACATTCTTTTAATTCCATTGTTGTAACTCCTTTTATTAACTCGATGTATTAAGTATAATAAAAAAACTCTAAGCTGTAAAGCCTAAAGTCTTATATGATATTATTTTTCTTTCAATTTATTCTTGAACCAAATAATCAGTTCCATTGTTTAGCTTCCATCTCTTCATTACATTCTTCTGAACAAACCATAGGCTCGTCTAAGTCTTCCAAGCAGTCGTATTCTTCTGGAAATACTTCTATTTGTTTTCCGCAACATACACATTTATTATAAAATTTCATCATTTTTCCTCTTTCCTTAACTCGATGTACTAAGTATACCAAAAAAAGTTCATACTGTCAAGCATAAACTTTCATTCTTATAATTATTTTTCTTTCAATTTATTTTTGAACCAAATGATTCGTTCTTTGAACCAAGCGTCGACTCCTTGAGGACGTAGCCATTTACCTTGTTTTACTCCGTTTTTTTCCATGAACTCAATCACTTTATCAGGTGTTTCAAGTTCGCTAAACAAGCTAGGTTTAACAGCATTGAATTTACTAAACATTTCCAGTGTTTCGATGTAGCTATCTTTCAGAAGTTCCGTGTCAAGCAATTTTTGGGCTTTCTCAGCACGTTTAGCAAGTCGTTCGTTAGCTTGTTCCAGTTGCTCCTTTTGTCGCTGTAAGCTCAAGTTATGATTGATATAAGCAATTTGCTGTGCATGTCGTCCAAGTTTGCCTTGCGTATTAAGCTCGATTAGTTTAGCCAGTCCGTCGCCAAGAATTTCATCAGGGACAAGATTATATTTGTATTTCTTATTTGTGTTTCGTACGTAGTTGTCAAGCGTTTGTTTGATTTTAAGTTTTTTGTGTAGCTCTCTTAATGTTGTCAATTTAATACTCCTTCATATATTTTACCAAACTTCAAAGCGTTAATTTTAACTAGCTGTTTCAAGTCTGATATGAATTGCTGTTCTCCGTCAAAGTCAAATGGCATTGATACGTTTTCCTTGATCCAAGTGAAAGCTCCGTCAAAGTCTTGTCTTAGTAAGCTCATCTTATCCACGATGTCGATGATTTGCTCTCTCTCTTCTGCTGTGTACATGTAACCGACTTTCTAGAAAGGTAAATCTTCCGTATTAACTTCAATCGGTTCAGAACCACCAAATAAGTCTTGTTTAGCTTGTGCTTGCTTTCCATTATCATTAGAGATAAATACTTTTTCAACCGTAGGGAAAACAAAGTTATAGTTTACGTATTCGCCAGACTCTTTAGCTTGTACACGACCGCTGACCGTTACTGTGTCGCCTAATTCAATGAAATCAGGCAAGAAAGCCGAACCGTACGCAACTTTTACGCTAGATCCCTTTTCTTTTTCAAACAATGGTACTGAAATAATTTTCTTATCGCCTTTTGCTGTGCTTACTGTTCGTGTATTTTTTTCGTTTGCTTGTGCTGTTACTGTGATGATTGCCATTTTTTATTTTCCCTCTGTTGCTTTCCAAATTGTCATGATATCAAAGATTTCTTTTTTTGTCTTTGCTTTAAGTAGTTCCATGTTAGGATATCCAAGTTCTTCAGCTCTATTTAGTGCTGGCTGGATCTCACGAAGTCGTTGCTTTTCAGCTTCAAGTTCTTTCTGCTCTTCTGTCAAGTCGGGCAAATCTTCATTTGCGTAAATGTATAGCCCTAAACCATGACGAGCGATTGCCTTAACTAGTCCACGCTGAATGGCTTTATTTACGTCCATAGAAGTCAGTTTTTCAAGTGGGATAGATTGGTTACGATAGTCCATACAAGGCAAATACTCAATATGTTCTAGGCCCTCAATAGTCATCCCAACTTTAACCCATGCTGTGCGACCGTCTGTGTGATAGTTTAACCCTTGTTCATTTTCATAAACTTTACTGTTAGCTTCAGGATATACTTTTTTAACTTCTGCCCAAGCGAACGCCCAACTCAAGTAATCAAGATTATTCTTTTTACTCTTTTTATCATTAACATTAATGACGCTTAATTTTTCAAATACGCTCATTCGACAATCTCTTCTTTCCAACCTTGGTTTTTAAGTTCTTCAGTAACTTTTTTCACAACTTCCTCAAGCCGTTTTTCATCAAATTTAATATTAATTGTTTCCATTTTCTCCTCTTTCTATAATGAATACATCGCCTTGTCTTGTAATTTCAATATGATACTTAAGCATAGGCAGGATCCAACCTTCACCCCAATAGCTCCATAATTCACTTATTAAGCCATATAAGCGCTCGTTAGGTTCCGCTCTATACTTTGTTTCGTTCATCTCTTCAAGCTCTTTAGACAGCTTTCTGACGCCTCTAGCATAATGTTTACTTGCTTTTTCTTCTGCCCTTAAACTTTTGTAGTTGCTTTTCATATATGAACTCTCTAATATCTTCTTTTTGCTGTTTTTCCTCTTTATCAGACCAGCCAACTTTTTGACCTTTTCGCTTTCCAGTTTGATAAACTCGTCTGTCATCATCAGGAAAGCCATTTTTATCGAAGTACATTCTAGCATATTCAAAGTAATTTAAGCTGTTGATGTACTGTTGACTTCCCTTTTTATGATAATTGAGAGTAATTAATCGCCTTTCGGCTAGTGATTCAAAAGATGTTATCATATTACTCTCCAATGAAACCTAAAGTTAGCAAGGCTTTATATTCTTCACTATCTTTTTTAACTTCAAGTGCAAATTTTTTATTTCTGTTTAATCCATTTTCTTTACCTGCATAATATAATGGAGTGCTGTCAGTTCTATCAGAAAAGTTATAAAACTTAAATTTAGGTTCAATTACTTCATAACCATTAATAATGGCATTTAACATTTTTTCTTTTTCATCAAGAGTAAAAGGTGTCTTAGCTCCAAGTTCGTAAACTTCTCCTGTTCCATTCCTAAGCCAACTGTCCCAACCCCAACTAGAAATATAATGAAGTGCTAGGCTTTTATCATTAAAAGTTTTAATAAAAGCGTCTTGTTCTTTCGTTAATTTAACCATTTGTTAGTTCTCCTTTATTTCTATATATACTATTATACCAAAATTAATTATCGTTGTCAATATTAGATGATATTTTTTTATTTATTTCTACTTTTAATTGCAAAGCCCTAATCAATGCACGCTCAGAATAATCATTTTCGCAAGCTGCATACAATTTCTTTGACTGTCTGACTAGAAATTCAGAACGACCAAGCCATACTTTAAAAAGCTCGTCATTATGCCATTCAGCTTTTATCATCTCTTCTAATGCACGATATAACCAGCCATAAACTTCAGCATGCAAATTAATAGCTTTGTTCTTGTAGTCGTTCATTGAGTTCATTTTTTGCTCTCTCTATTAATTCAAAGTCATCACTATATAAAACAGGTTTTGAATATTGTTCATTCATGTTAAACCTTGAATAATAGTCATAGAAGTATTCATTTACTTTTTCATGGTAATAAACAACGTATTTTTTATCACTCATTTTCTGTTACTTTTCCTTGTCCTTTTGCTAAGTCTAAGAAGGCCTGTGCTGATTCTTTCGTTGTCTCTAATGGAGTTTCCGCCTTTACTTTTTCCACTAGTTCGCTATCAGGTTCTTTTTTATCTTGTTCGATTGATGTAAAAGCCGAGCCAACATATCCCCAAAGAATCTCATTATTAAATGCAAAGTTCCTAGCAAATACTTTCATGATAGAATAACCATTTTTAGTTTTGCTATTAATCTTTGGCGACATAGTAAAGGCTATCTCATACCATGCTGGGATAGTCGTAGCTCCTAATATATGGCTCGGAATGATACGGAAGTCACGTTCTGTTAAAGATTGCTCACCAGCTTGTTTTCTAGCATGTGCCACAACCATAAACGTCACATACTTGTCGTGCTTCATATCTAAAGTATTTCTAAGGTTAGTGATTCCTCTTAGGACTTCTGCCATTGGTTGGTTTGCGTTAATTATCTCATTATCTTCTAACAAGTCTTTGAGGGGATCTAGAATAACAAGTCCGATGTCTTTTTCTAGTATGAAGTTATATAGCTCTCTAAGCCCTACATTGTGCTTTTTCCCTTGGCTGTCATATTTCCATGTATCAAGTTTGAAAGCTCCACCATGTAAGAAATATAAGTTATCAGGACTATCACGTTTCGATCCTGTCAAGCGTTGGTGTTCTGTCAGTCTGCTATTCTCATTCTGAATAAATAACACGTTAGTTTTAGTTGTTTCTCTGCCAGCGAACGGCTCTCCTAGTGCCATGGCTTGTGCTAAGTCTTGCGCTAGTGATGACTTCATACTCTTCTCGCTACCTGTTATAAGACCGAGTGAACCTTTAGGCAAAATATCTTGTACATTCCAAAGTAAACCGCCTGAAAAGTCTTCTGATTCTTTAAGTTCTTTAGCTGTGCTTACTTTATCAAATAGGCTAGTCATTTATTTCTCCTTTAGTATATAATAACAAAAAAGACTTGAAAAGTCAAGCCTTAAATACTACTGATAATTTTAATAATCTTTCATTCCAGTGAGTCCTAAAACAATAGAACCAAAAATAAATAAATAAGCAAAAACTACCCAGTCTGGTAACCCTATAAAACTTATTAAAGCTGGAACTCCAATAACGAAAAAGCAAAATATTAAAATAACCAATACTCCAGCAAACCAATTAAATAAAAATTTTTTCATTTATTCTCCTTTTCTTATACCATAGTATCAAATTATTTTATATTTGTCAAGCCTTAATTCCATTTCTTTCTTTTATGAATTTGTTTATACTATCTTGATTTAATCGTTTAGATATTTTTCTTAGTTCATCATTAGTTTTAGCCATTTCGCTTTTATTCTTTTTATTCTTCTTTCTTTCATCACTAGCTTTTTGTTTGCATTTACAGCACTTTAAATAACTTACACCACTTGCTTTTCTAATTTGCTGACACTTAATACATTTATTTTTCATTTTTTGTTTCTCCTTTATTATATTTATATCTTATCATTTCTTTTTGTATTTGTCAAACATTAAGTTTTTCCCCCCGTCAAGTAATTACTAGAGATTCTTGCTTGAAAGTTAATTTGTTATTTGTCGTAAGCTCTAATTTAGTGTAATTACTCCGCTCATTTAGTTTTACGTGCTGTGAATTGGCATAAACTAATCAGCACAACCTGTCAGTAAATACTGCAATTTCAGTAAGTAAGTCAAACAACGGCTTTCAAATAGTATAAAACTAAGACACCTTAAACTTAAATACTTATCTCTTATAGAGTTACATGGGGTTTATGTAATCAGGTATTCTCGACTTCATAGCTTACTCAGCTCGTTTTGATGTTTATCACATCGCTATACTTTCGTACCTCAACCGCCTATGGGTTATATATTCAATTACATAGATAATAATAACATAGACATTTTCGCTTGTCAAGTATTATATACTTATATTTTAACATATTGCATTTTTCATAAAAAAAAGTATGACATTACAAAATATCAAATTAAATCAAACACTCCGGAATTCCTTTAGAAATCTTACAAACAAGAAAGACATTGTGCTTACTGATACCATACTTTACAAACAGGACACTCAATGCACTTACATTCTGCCACTTCTAGTCAAATTGCGGTTAAGCGTAAAACAAAAAGCCACTAAGGTGGCAATTATATTTTTTCTATTTTTGTTCCTTTTAATTTACTATTATTTCTTAAGTGATAAGATATATTTGATTGTGTTGTTCCAAAGTGTTCTGCCATTTCTTTTTGACTTTTGAAAAATATATTATTCCATTTATATTTGTTTTCTTTATTCCTTTTATGTTTTGTTCTTTCGTATAAACTTCCACCTAGTCTTTTGTCTCTACGTCTTACATTCTCTTTATGTGTAACTATTTCTAAATTATCAACATTATTGTTTTCTTTATTACCGTCTATATGGTCTACATCAAAACCGTCTATTTCTCCTAAAAAAACTCTTGCTACAATTCTATGTAAATATTCATTTTTATAATGTATGGTCACTCTTACATATCCATTGTTTTGTTTTGTTACAGTTGGCTTTTTATCTATAACAATTCCATTTTTAGTGATTCTTTTTATTTTTCCGTCACTAGATACTAAATAACAGCCTTTATATATTTTTTGTTCAACTTTCATTTATTCTCCTTCACTTTATAGTGTATCACTTTATAATTGTTTTGTCAATAGATAGATATTATTACAATACCACAATAAAAAAAGTGAAAAAAGGCATTTGATATAATATATATATATCAAGTTGAGAGAGGAAAGCAAATGACAGAAGAACAGCTACTATTTAAGCAAGAAACATTGTCAAAAGTTGACTTTAACGAGTTCTTACTTAACGCTGTTGAATGTGGTTTGATTAATCTTGAAACAGCTTTAATTTTTAAGGGAGAATAAAAAAATGAATAAAGAACATATTTTAGCACAAAAAGAATTATTGACTCCGATTGAATATGAACATTATGTTAAACACTTATTTGACATTGGAGAAATTACTAAAGAGCTTTATATTGAATTGAGTTCTGATTTATGAGCAAAGCCTTAGCAATTGACTTCAGTACATCTAATACTGGTTATGCGTTCCGTAATCCTTTAACAAATGAGTATGTAGTCGGTTCAATATCTGGTGGCAAAAGTAAAGACCCTTTGGAACGTGCAAAGATAATTGCTGACGGTATAACAGAAATCATTGAGCATTACAACTTATTTGACTACTTTATTTATATTGAAGAACCTATCATCACGTTCAAGTCTAAGGGTAACATCTCATTGATTAGAGCTAACGGTTCATTCTTAGGAGTCATGCGTAACCGTCATAACATTGGCTATGTTGATATACCTAATTCCAAATGGTGCGGTTATCATCTTATTAAAGGTAAAAGTAAATTAAGAAAAGCACAAAGCATTGAGATACTTAAGAGCTATAACATAGTACCTGATAATGATATCAATGATGACCAAGCTGACGCCTTTTGTATCTTACTCTATGTAGAAAGTCAGGAGAATAAATGATTGTAATTAATATTGCCTTGATTATTCTAGGCATTTTATATGGTGTAGGTTCAGTTACCAACTTTAAAGAGTGGTACTATCGCCATGACTATCTAGCTATTATACTAAGTATATTTACATCTATCTTATTAGTAGTAGCTGGAGTATTAAACGTGGTGTACTGATTGACGGTACTTAAATGTTATAGAGTT